TTATCTGACCAGACACTCCATCCTAACATTACAATCGGGATCGAAAGTAAAATTAAAATAAATTCGTCTTTCCAGTCTGATTGTCTAGATTCTAAAAGTTTGCCTTGGTAAGCTTCAGTTCCAGCGGCCATCTTAGATGCATGCATATGCTGTGCATCAGCCATAGCCATCTTTGTCTCTTGACGCTTTTTATAAATGTGCGTCCCAGCGTTAAGAGCTAGTTTAATAGCACCAAACCACATATTAAAACCAAGTAGCTTTTACAGGTTTCTTATCAGCTCTCATTCTTTTAGTTCCTTTAACAATTACTGTTTGAGATTCAGTACCGCTAGTCATTTCAACAGGTTTATTACCTGTTTGATAACCATCTGAACCAACGCCTAATTCTTTTTCAATTTTAACGTCGTCATTCATAAATCTAGAACCTCTTTGCCAATCTTTATCCATATTTTTCTCCTTATTAATTAATTATACTAATTTTTTTTAAAATTTCTACCAAAATCGTGTCTTTTACTTTGGTCTGCCATTTGTTGTTTAGCGATAGACACTCCTGCACGCATTTCAGCTAATTCTTCGTTCTGTTCTAGCTTTTCATCGTGTTGATTATCATTCATCATAGCTCTCATCTTATCTAAATCAAGTCTTGCTTCATTATTAGTATTTCTGTCTTGATCTGCTCTTGCTTTGATGTCCAATTCTCTAGATTTTAGTTTAAGTAACGGATCGCCACCTACTTCACCACTAATTTTGTCTTCTTCTTTAGCATAATCCATCATCATTTCAGCAATGAGTTGTGATTTTCTAGATTCAATTTGATTGGTAAGTTGTTGCACCCTTTGAGACAATTTCATAGCTTGTGGATTCTGTTGCATAGCTTGTGGATTTTGCATCATGGGTCCCAACTGTTGTTGAATCATTTGTAATTCTTTTTGTTCTTCCACAAATTCTATTTGGGCCTGTTCTTGTGCCATTAAACTAATGTGTTCTAAAATATTTTTTTGTAGTGCCACCATAGCCCCTGGATTATTTTGCACTATAGAGATTGACATGAAACTTAGATGGGCATCAATATGAGCTTTGTGATCTTGTCCTCCAAATGCTTGGAATGGTTTTACGTTTAAGGCTAAAATATGTTCCAATGATGGATCCATCGGTTGAGGTGGAGCGGGTGGAGGTAAAATTGCATTTACATTTTTAACTCCTATTGCATCATACATAGATCTATAAGCTTGATATAAATTATGAAGTTGTGGATTAGATTGTGCTAATTGTAATTGTGTTTGTGCCATTCCAATTCTTTGTGTTTGAGAAAAAATGTTTGGATCTGCAACGGGTAAAATATCTATCTTGTCATCAAAGTCTGCTACCTTAACATTTCTTGAAGCCCCTGGAACATCATAAGGATATTCAGGTGGCAAATAACTTTTAAATACATTTGCTAATAATTTAAATTCGTTTTTTAAACCAACATATAATCTTTTGTGAATAGCTGACATTACACGCGATCCACGCTCAAGAAGAGCTACTGTCGTACCGACGGCCGCTTGTTGGTTCATATCGCCCACTTGTGCATCTGCGATGCTCGCGAATCGTTGAGCACCTTGAACAACCACTCCCATTAAAGATAGTAAAGTTTGGTCTGGTCCTTTAAAAGGTAACTGCATAAACTGATCTTTAATATTTCCACCAGGAACATCTACGTCTCTAAATTCTCCAGGTTGTAAAGGTTGTGCATCGTCTCTCATTCTAACCCCTCTGGTTTTAAAACCAGCAGGTAAGTTAGCTAAAGTTCCAGCATCTAATAATTGTCTTAAAGCAACTGTTGCAGTTCTTGTTAATCCACCAATCATGTGAATTAAACCTAAACCATAAAAACCTAAACCAGGTAAAAATTTAAAATGAACAAAATAATCTTTTTTCTTTTTTAAAGGATCTTGTTCGCCATAATTTCTTCTAATAGCTAAAACTTTTGAGTTCGCTTCATCAATTGTAATAATATAAGGCAATTTAACTCCAGTAGGTTCTCCATCTTCTGGATCAACATCTTCATGGCCTTCTAAATCTACATTAACATGCATTTCTAAAACAGTGTACATATCTTCAGTACCATTTTGTTGGATACCTTCTAATTCTAATTCTTTTTGTTTTAATTTATCTTCTTTTAAAGGTGGTTCCCCCAAATCAATATCTTTATAAAATCCATTGATCTGTTGTTTTCTTAAATCATTTTGAGAAATTCTTAAGACATGAATAATTGCTTCCGCATCTTCTAATGAGGTAGCAGAGTACGGAACAACTAAGTCTTCAGCCGGAATAAATTTAGAAACAGCTCTACCTAAAAGATCATCATAATAAACTTTCTTAAAGGTAGAACCTGACAGGGGTAAATAGAAAAGCATTTGATCAAACTCAGGTTCGTATTCTTTCATTTGATCCATGATTTGATAATTCATAAAATCTTTAACTCTTTTTGATTGTTCTTCTTTAGGAACTGTAATGTCTCCTAAAATTTGAGTTCTAACTGGACCGTCTGCTGGTAGTAATTCTTTGTAAGCTTGCGCTTGAAATTGGGTAACTGCTTCTGCTAGTACTGGGTGAGTAACAGACGCTGCTCCTCTAAAAGGTTCTGTTCTAGTTATATATTTAAATCCTAAAAGATTTAAACCTTCTCTATAACTATCGACCCATTCTTGTCTTGATTCTTTGTAATTAGTATATTTTTCCATTAACTCTGAGGCTAAAGGATCTAATACATTGTCTTCTAAAAATTCTGCTAGGTTTTCAAAGTGGTCTTCACCACCTGCTGGATTGACTTTTGATGGATCAAAATTAATAGTTGCTCCACCATCTTCTTCCATTGCAATTTCAGTTTCACCATCTTGGCTTTTTTCAATAATCTCTTCTTGAGCCTCTATAATTTCCTCTTTGCCCGGAATTTCAACTTCAGTCATTGTATTGGGTAAACTTTTATCTATAGTAGCCATGGGGTATTCTATCCTCTCTCTGTAATTGTTTCAACACCTTCTTTGATAGTAGTGCTATCAGGTGTTTGTTTCACTGTCAAACTTTCAATAACTTCATTAAGCATTTGAGGATTTTGTTTTTTCGGTTCATCTAAAGGCATAGGATTTTCCTTGGCCCAGGTTAATAATTCTGCTTGAGTAACAGGTTCATCATTTGCAGTGTTTACAAATGCACCTATGATTTCATTATATTTAATATCCATTATCTTTTGTTCACGAACATTGAACCAACACCCATCATGCCGCCGTTTCTTGCGGGCTCAAGTGATCTTATTAAATTTTGTATATCTCCGCCGTGCGCATATCCCATAATACCTTCTAAGTCCATTGGTACATACTGATCGTGGTATTGATGATAAGTTTTATCACCAGCCATTCCGCCGTCGGCCATTCTGTCACGAGGATCTCTACCCATTCCACTTTTACCAAAACCTGTTTGAGTATTACCTTGATTAGGATTTCTATTACTTCTATTCACTCCCGACATGTTATTTAAGCTTTGACCAGCATCTCCTAAATTTTGTGGCATACCTCTTCTTAATTTTTGTTTATTAATATAACTCATGTTACCTTGTCTATCTACTTCATTAAAATATTTTTTTACTTGAGGTCTTAAAGAATTTAAATATTGAATTCCCATGCTTTGACCACCATCATTTAAATTTTTATATTTTTGTTGTAATTTATTGGTCATGTAGGCTATGTTATTGTTACCTGTAATACCAAATTTGTTATGTTTATTATAATATCTTTCTATGTCTATGGCTCTGTTAAATAATTCTTCTTTATCATAGTCTGATAAACTATCTCTTACTTGACCTTTTAGTTGAAAATTAGAAGGTATGCCTGCTTCTATTCCACTTTTTCTAATATCTTCAAATCCCGGTAAGTCTAAAACGTTGTGTCCGTATTCATGTTGAACTACATCTGTTGCAAAATTCATAAGGTCGACTGGTTTTTGCATTCCATGATGAAACAAACCGGAATCAATTAGTTGCTCATTACGGGGTGAAGTAGGTTCTGTCGTTAAAAATTTTGCTAAATCTGGATTAAGATTTATTTTTCCAGTTTGTGGTAAATTATCCCTATCTAGTGTTGGTCCTTTAGTGTAACCATATGTTCTATTATCTTGGTTTGTTCCTATCTGCATTCGTTTTGTCAAATCTAAATCCTTTGGTCGAAATTCAGCTCCTTTTGGTGCAGCGTTTGTATCAACTGTTTGATACATTGATCCATCCTCATTAAAGTTAATTGTTGGCAACATTTTTTCTAAAACATCAGGGTTCAGTGATTCTATCATACCTATTGTTCTATCTTCATCAACCGAATGCAAAGGACCTCTGGGTTCAGATACTCTGTAATTATGTAATGATTCGTCAAAATAAGAATCTGAATTTGGTGATTCTGTAACATTATATAAAGGACCTGTAGGTGCGTTAAACATTTGTTCAAAAGAATAATCATTAAACACAGGTTCAGATTCATATAACCCTGTTTTAAATTCAGGATCATTTTGTAATTGTAAATTTAAAAGAGCTGATTGTTGTTTTGTTAGACCTGCATAACCCCCTGGTTCATTTACTAGACCACGTTTTGGTTGCATCATCGATCCAACTCCACCGCCGTCCGCTTTATTTCTTGTAAATCTTTTCCAATTAAATTTTTTTTTATTAGGGTCGTAATTATCTTTTAAATCTTTATCTGCTATCCCCATATCTTCTACTTCTCTAATGACACTCCCTCTTATATCTACAGCAGGTCCTTCTGCATCGGGACTTGAATAATTTCCTCTACCTGCACGAGCTCTTTTAATAGCTGCTTTAATTTTTTCACTTTTTTCTTTACCAGTTAGTTTAGGTTCTTCTTTTGTTTTTGTAATCTCTTCACCAAAGTCATCATATTCTATATCTTCTCCACCAGATTCATTTTTAAAAAGAGCAGCGATGCCTTGTCCAGGCATAATTATATTGAAAATTTTCTGAGCATTTTCTGGATTGTTTTCTATGTAGCTTTCCACTTTTTTAGAAAGTAAATCTAATCCTGCTATTCCTGCTAACGTACCTATTGATATTCCGGCAAGTTCTGCAAATGGAATTAAAATTGGAAGTGCTAGTGGCATATTTTTATCCGTTAATAATAAGTTCTGTTATGTGGTATTGAGGGTTCATCTCGTTCATCTTCAGGGTGACCAATAAAGCCTCCTTGACGAAACCGCATTACCGCTTGTGTCATACTATCCACTAAATCGTCATGATCTCCATAAGGAAAGGATGCACATTCTTCAATTACTTCTTCTGCGAATTTTTCATCCGGCGCCCAAATTTGTCCACTCTCAAAGAGTGGTGCTACAGCGTTTACCCTCGCATGTTTGTCATTTCCTTTTGAGGGTGTGTAATTTATAACAGGAATGCCCATCTTTCGCAACTCATAAGTTAAAGGTAATCCACTTGCCTTAGCCTCGACGACCACCGACTCTGGTTTCCAATAATCATACTGTTCTTTAGCCTTCTTCCTAAGTTCTGGGAACTCTAACCGTTCTTTTAACGCATCGAGTAGAATTAAATTCGGAGCGGCGTCATCGGATTCATGAAATACACCCCAAGTAGTGATTGCAGAATAGTCGGCAGTTTCCTTTTTAAGAAAAGCTGTATCATAAGATTGGATGACATGAGATAATTTTGGAATATAATCCCGATCCCATTTCCGCCACCACTCCCTTTTAATCAACGATCCTTCTTCAGCTGTTGGATTTTGCATCCACTGCGCGTTCCACTTTCCAATACTAAGTGAAGCCTTAACACCTTCTAATTCTTTTATATTCCAATACTCTGGCCAAACAGCTTTACCACTAGGCAAAATTGCCGGAAATTCTATAAGTTCCCAGTGATCAGATTTTAATTCTTTTTGAGATTTAAGTAACATGCCTGTTAAGTCTTTCATATTCCACCTCGTCATAACGAGCACAATTGCGCCCCCTGGCTGAAGTCTTTGTCGAGGTCCTGATGTATACCATTCATACGCTCGTTCCATTGAAGTCATATTTAAGGCATCTTGCTCTGAGTGTGGATCATCGATGATAAGTAAATCCGCACCACGGCCCGTTATCGCCGATCCGACACCAGCTGCATAATATTCTCCCCCTTGTGCCGTCTCCCATTTGCCCGCGGCTTGCGAATCTTCTCTGAGTCTTGTTTGGAACACTTGTTTATATATGGGGTCATCCATAAGTGTTTTAGCTTTCCGTCCAAAGCGGATCGCGAGTTCAGTTGTGTGGGTCGTTTGAATAATTTTTAAATCAGGTTTACGTCCTACCATCCAGGCAGGTAATAGAAAAGATGCAAACTCAGACTTTGTATGTCTAGGCGGCATGTTAATAATTAATCTTTTAATTTTACCCTGTGCAATTTGATTAAATTTTTCTGCAATTTCTTTATGATGTGCACCTTCAATAAATTCTGGCCAAACATGTTTTACAAAAGAAAGAAAATCATCATGTACTTTGGTTTTGGTTTTTTTTTCTGATAATTTTAACCCGAGTTTAAGAAATTGTTTTTTAACATCAGGGGGTAGCTTATTTATCTTCTCTTGATCCATATAAATTTTTTGCAGAATTTTTTCAGACTCTGTTTTTATTAGTTTTTTTTTCGTTTCTATTTTATAGCATGTCTTTGTCTAAAACCAACTATATAGACTAAATAATTTGCTAGACCCCCGGAAAAGGGGTGGTGGGGGTGTTTATATGATAGATACACTCAGATGCTTAGGGACCCCTCAACTCTCTCTCTCTCGGAGGGTGGGCCCGGAGTTCACGAGCAAATACAACCTGGAGTGGTATGCGTTTTCGGAGTGTAGTAAACATATCACACTGTTCATTGTGGGTTTTAATGTGGGATATTCTAACAATCTTATTGAATGCTATCAGTTAAGTTGTACATTAAGTTATATGAAAACAAAAAAAATAAAAAACTTTAAGATGAATGACGATGTCTACAAATTAAGAAGACAAGTTATCAACTTAATTTATGAAGTAAAAAATGGTGGTGGAAAATTACCACGCATCTCAGTGCGTGTTGGTGAACAAACTGCCAAACATAAAAATGTTTTAGGATGTGCGAAGATAAGTAATAATCAAATGTGGATTACAAAAGATGCAATTGATTTAGGTTCGGACATTTTAAGAAATATTGTATTTCATGAAATTGCTCACGCAGTTTACGGAACTCAACACGATGAGAGTTGTCCGTTGATGTGTTCAGCATTGAATGAAGATGCAGTATTAAACAAAGAAGATTGCTTGAAGCATCTTCTTAAATATCAACAATAGGAGAAATAATATGTACAAAGAAAAAGAAAAAGTAAGTGGTCTTCATAAAGACATCACTTACACAACGAGAGAGAACGGCGATGTATCTGGTTTAAGATTTCATTCAGACGCAGGTCGTGAGAAATTTGCACAATTACAAATGTTGCAAGTTTTAAAAGCCGAAGCGATGAGTACTATGGGTCTTCGATTTTATAGAGGGTCTATTGTTAATAAAATAAAAAGATACTTTCCAGATCTACCAAGAACTAGAAAAGGTGCTTATAAGTATTTAGTTAAGCATGGTTACTATGATTGGGATAATTCATAATGGAACTAATCGTAGAGAAAAAAAATGTATTTGGGGTAGAGCGTATCTACCCCAAGTGTAGTAAGTCGCAAATATTAACAGCGCTGACAGGTCAAAAGACTTTGCTTGCTGATGATATTAAATTAATAAAAAAGTTAGGTTATACCCTAACGACTAAATCAGAGGAGATATAATGCAGAATAGTTATCAAGGTTATTGGTTCAGATGTGAGACGAACTATCGTGACGACATCGGGTCAAGAAGATGGCTTTTATTATTAGAAAATAAATCTAATAGTAAAATTAATACAATCGGTTTAAGCAATGATATGACATTACATGAAGTAATGCATTTGGCGTTTAAAGAGATTGAAAAACTAAACCGAGAGGAAGCTAGAAAATAATGAAAACATATCAAATAGAAATAGAAGAGAAGATCAAAAGTACTGTATACGTCAAGGCTCATAGCCTTGACGAGGCTCGTGATCGTATTAATACGGGTCATTATGGTAAGCAAGAAGAGTACTCCAAGTCTAGCCCAAGAATTTTAAACGCTTGGTCTATGAGTATTCCTCAAAAAGAAATATAACCACGTCCCCCGCTCCGATAATATCGGAGCGGGGATTTCTTTTTTTCTTTTTTTTGGGGGGTGGGCCCAAAGTTCACAAGCATGTGCTATAGTGTCGCACCACTACATGTAGTTTGTTAAAAATTATCAATGTTGTAGGGTGATGGTATGACACAAACACAAACAAAACAAAAAACATGCGCCGAGTTAATCTCGGCGCGATACGTTGAGCGGACTAAACAATTCAACGAGTTAGAAGATCAATGCTTTAATGAAACATTAAACCACGAGAACTATGGTGAGTGGTCTAGATGTTTTAATGAAAGTATTTTGGCGTTTGATTTCGTTAAGGCCAATACTTTTGACAATCAGCCAGACGGGTTTTTTAGACTTCAATTAAGTTGGGGCGGGCCTAGTGACGAAATCAGATACTACACCAAAGACGAGCACGAGAAATTCTATAAAATTACTTATAATTATATGGATTGGTTTGACGGTGATGAAATAGAAGTTTTTGACGACATATGGCACACTATATTTAACGACTTTACCGACATACTATAACAACTAAAAAAGGGCCCGCAAGGGCCCTTTTTTTCATCTTAATTTTTTTCTATTTAGGGGGGTGGTGGGCGGTGGGCCCCGAGGACACAAGCAGATTCGCGAGCCACGTGTATTTTTTTTTCTTTTTTTCTGGGAGGGTGGGCCCCGAGCTCACAAGCCTGCGACAATTTGCGCCTTGACACAAGATGTAGTGGTGCGACAATTTGCGCCTTGACACAATATCTGGTAGGTCGAGGATCCACAAAAACACAACCGCGGGGCGCGGTTAATTATTTTTTTGATTTGATATTATTTTTTGGATTAGGGGCCAATCATCCACGGCCAGCGGATCGGCTTTGTCTATACCCTTAATTAAATCTTGAATAGATTTTGACCCATAAAGTTTTACGGATCGGGGCCCGCCCTTGCGGGCTTGATTGACTAGTATAAAATTACGGTGGCTACCGTTTATTAAATCGGATCTTACAGTATGAAATAATATTTGGAACGGGGATAATTTAATTTTATTTGTGGTAGTGTGTTTTAATTCAACCATAGCAAACCCGCCACTTTTAGACCATATTAAACAATCTGGGATCCCCGCCACGTTATAACATTCAATAGAAGTTATATTTAGATCAGGACAATTTTTAACGAATTTATGATAAAGATTTTTTTCTGGTTTCACCGTACAGTTGTATATACGGTAAAACCTTTATTTAGTCAATTAACCTATTTTAACTGACTTCAAATCAGTTCTAATTTTAGCAACTACGCTATCTTTTAGATCTTGATTTTCTTTTTTTAACGCGTCTATTTCGCGCTGTTGCGCATACTGACTTTTAAATTTAGCCCTTTTTTCTTTAAGTTCTAAATAAAAAAAACCCGTCATAACAACCGCTATAAACCCTATAACATAAAGCATTAAAGGGCCTGCGAAAAACAAAAATTGTGGTTCGGTCATAATATCCTTTAATTTAAGTTATTTCTATTTTCTAATTGTAGCGCTTCGGCCTTATTCCATTTTATATTTAAAGGCTTAAATATGGCCTCTAAAGTTTTTGGCAAGTCATCCGGCAGGCCCGTCTCAAATATAGAATTGACCGCACTATCTCGGTATAATTCCAATTTTTTAACTTGCTGGCCTTCGGGTGTTTTTTCAGCTTCTTTAATTGCAAGTTTTTCGGCCCATTCTCTTAATTGCTCCCTACAATCATCGGGCATTATGCCCCTACTATTATATCCGCCCGATAAAATAGTTCTATCAGACTTATCAGTAAATTTATAATTCAAATTTTCTTTTAAGTCTTTGGTAGTTGCGCCTTTACTAAAAAAAGTCGTTGCTTTACGTTGAACGCTTGCAAGATTTTCTAGGGCCTTCTCTAATTCATTTATAACTAGATCAGCTTTTATTTTTTTAGCAAGTTTTTTTTCAGCGCTTGCGGTCATATTCGCAACTACTGATTTTCTTAATAGTTCGGCCTCATCTATTAAGGGCCTTATTTCTGTATTAACTCGTTTTTTTAAATGCTCGAGTTGATATTTAGTCATATATTTTTTAGTCATATTATCCTTATTTGTTAGTTAGTATTATTTATTTTATATAGGTACTTGTAATTTATGTCAATAGGAATATATGGGATAATAAGTTGTTAGTTGTCCGTGTCTATATATAGTATAGGCACGGTTTAAACCCACTACATATAGAAGTTGTAAAAATAATTAAATTTAACTATTGACTTATATTATTATGGGACTATCTATTATAATAATGAAACAAGAGATTATTCTAATTGAAAAAAAAGACTTTTTAAAAATGGTAGAACCACACCACCACAATGAATTTAAAAAAATGAGAATTAAAGATTTAAGACATCATTTTAAATTAACCCATAAAATTAATAATAAATTTATAGACATGACGGGCAAGTGTTTTAAATGTTTAAAACCTTTAAGGGCCGATTATACACAATATGAAAATTGGTGTCTGGAGTGTTAAAGTGAAATTATATAAATCTAAAAAATTATTAAACATAGATAATAACGCCAAAACAATTAAAGGTCAAAAATACAAAGTCATGACCGCAATTTTATATTTAGCGCCCGCAAAAATTAGCGGGTTTAATGTATGTCCACACGCGGATGATTGCGCCCTAACTTGTTTAAATACGGCGGGGCGGGGCAAAATGAATTCAGTTCAATTAGGCCGTATTAATAAAACGTTATGGTATTTTAAAGAACGTAAAACATTTATGGCCCAATTGCATAAAGAAATTAAAAGACATATTAACCGTTGCAAGCGTTTAAAATATAAACCCGCTTTTAGAATTAACGGGACTAGTGATTTAAAAGTTGAAAATATGGGCCTTATTCAAAAATATCCAACGGCCCAATGGTATGATTACACAAAAAACCCGATTAGGATGAAAAAATTTATAGACGGCAAAATGCCGTCTAATTATCATTTAACTTTTAGTCTAGGATCCACTAATAAAATTGACGCGCAAAAAGTTTTAAAATTAGGCGGTAGCGTTGCAACCGTATTTAGAGATAAAAAACTTCCTAAAAAATTTATGGGTCATAAAGTTTTTAACGCGGATCAATCGGACTTAAGATTTAGAGATCCCAAAAATATAATTGCGGGCCTATACGCTAAAGGTGGCGCGCGATATGATAATACAGGATTTGTGCAAGATGTTTAATATATGAGATATCAAATATTGTATAAATGGGTGATACAGAAATCCCGCGTTGCTAAAAAACTGGAGGGGGCGCAAGGTTGCGAGCGTACGAGCGCAAGCGCCCTATCAAAAAAACTAACAAGCGAGCGAGCGAGCGAGCAGAAGGGATAATATGAAAAAAGAAAAATACAAACTACCAGAAAATTATTTTTGTTTAAATGATATGACACCCGCATTTGAAATTGAAGAGGTCATAGTACAAGAATGTGAAAGTGCGGGGCTAGAGATAACAGAAGATGAAGAGTTAGCGAGCGAGCGAGGTTATGACCGAGCGTTTGAAGTTGTTAACCCGTATAAAGATAAACTTAAAAAAATAAAAGAAATATTAAAACTTAATATTAAACAATGGGATGAAACACAACACGACCCAGTTGAAGAGTTTAAATTATTAGTTGAAATGATAGAGGAATAATATGACAGTAAAACATTGGAACACGGGCGCAAGTGCGGAGAGATATAGAGATCAAGCGGGCAAAAAGAAAAAAATATTAATAAACACTTCACAACAAGCACCAATGCAGGTTGATGAAAACGGGGATACTTTAAGACAAGTCTTTGGGCCTACACCAGAAAAAAAAGATTGGAAAGTGACATTGAGTTATAACATACGACATGATGACACTTATTCAATTAAAAATGAAACTAAAGAGGATGCAATTTATATTGCAGAAAATCAAAATGCTAGTCCCAAATATGATTGCACTTTAATAAAAGAAGATGAATCAGATGTTGAAGATGAGGAAACAAGTATTAAGGAAGTAGTTTTTAATTCTGAGAAAAAAAAATGGTTAGATAAAAACGGCAAATAAAACTAATGCCAGATCCAAAGAGCTATTGGTTTGATCCCGATGTTATCTTTGGATCTGGGATTAGTGGTACTTAACTATGACTATATTATTAAGGAGATGTTAAGCGAAGTTTCCAATCCAGAATATAGTATGAAAAAAAAGCTACTGATCCAAGGCGCGAATTCTAGGTTGATCTCTAGTAATCTCGGTAATGATGTTTGCTTCGCCCGAGGCACCTGAACTGATCCATATGCCAGGGGATATAAATCGCAAGATTAAATTGTACTGGTAATGGATCTGGGATTAGTAAGGAAGATAAAATATGGGGGAAACCAGAATAATCCCCACGCTATATGAAAGCGGTGTCCACTGGTACTAATCCCTTATAAAAAAAACTAAAAAAAAATGAAGTGTACAAGCGAGCAAGCGAGCAAGCAATAAGGGGGTTCAGTATCCATACCAGTTGAATAATCAAGGTATTTCGTAAGCCAACCCCCATATATTACTAATGTCCTTGATTTATACGCCAATGTACGATAGAAGTCAAGAATGGGTGTGCCAGCTAAATTAACAGAACGACAGATTAAATTCGCAGAATTGCTAGTTTATAATGAGGGTAAAATGTCTCCTGCGGAATGTGCCAAAGAAGCAGGGTATGAGACTAGACCTAGGCAGGCGGCGAGCGAGCTACGAAATCCTAAATACTCACCATTGGTTGTAAGATATATAGGGGAGTTGCGAGCAGAGGTTCAAGAAAAATACGGTATTACTTTTGATAAACACATCAGTGAACTAGCACAGATTAGAGATCAAGCGCTAGCAAAAGGTGCGTGGAGTGCCGCAGTAAATGCAGAGGTTGCAAGGGGAAAAGCCGGTGGTTTGTATGTGGATCAAAAATTAATTATGACAGGTAGTATAGATCAATTATCAGAACAAGAAATAGAAGAGAGAATGAAACAAATTCTTACAGATCATAAAGATATTATAGAAGGTATATCAACAACGATATCAATAGAAGAATCTGAAATCCCCAAAGATATAAAAAAAATAAATTAAGTTTTCGGTTTTGAAACAGTAAGGATAGTTTTAAATCTTTTAGGTTGTTGAATCGGTGTGTAAACCCCTTGAGGGTCAGGTCCTTTAACTGGCGGTATAAGATTTGTTTTAACATAAGGCATATTCTTAGTTAGAGTTGGATTCTTTGTCATGTCGGATGTTTAGCGCCCTTCATTATTTTACCGTCGGGCATTCTATGGGTTTTCTTTTTGATAGATCCACCTTTACTTTTTGAATCTCTAGCGAATTTTTTCGCAACAGCAGGTTTTTCTGCATATAAATACCTTCTTTGTTTATCTGATTTAAATGGCATTTTTATTAAAAGATTAGTGCACCTAAAATAAACCCGGCACCAAAAGCAAGGGCCAATGGATGGTCTGT